CCATCTGTATTTTGCATTAGCGGTTGTGCTCCAGGAATTCTTGTTGCAAGCATCTCATACAATTTGCTTAGCAACAACTGACCATTTATGGTAATTCTAAATGTCAATTCTGGGTCATACAAGAAAGAATTTTGTTCTTTACTAAGACCATAAGTTGCATTTAGAATAATCTTAAATAGATAGTTCAAAGGAGATCCTTTTGGATACTTCTTTCTTTCCTCAAACATCCACTCATACAATTCACAAAACTCCTGTTTAGGTAGATGAGCAGGAGACCACTTGTTTCTAATAGCAAGGTTAGGATAAAAACTTGTTACGTCCGCAGACATAATCTTTTTACCTGCTGTTGCCTCATAAATACCAGATGCAATACAACCATGTAAACCACCCAACGCATAGTCAGTTGGCACATTCTTGTAACGCATTCTGTAAGTTGGTCCTTTCTTCTTACTCTCATCTTCATAACTTATAGATGTATCTACAACAAGGTGTTTAAACCAGTTATGTACAGCTATAAATTCTGGAGTCTCAAATTTGATATAAGGAAGGAGAATGTCCCGCACTACTACATTTTCACGCGGGGTTCTCATCTCACGTATAGCTCTCTTATCCATATTAAGTTTCTCAGACAAGAAATGTAAAAATATTTCTTTAGAGATCTTAGGTTCAGATGCACTATACAGTCTAACATTGTAAGTCTTACTTAACTCTGCACGCAGGTTAATCTGTTCACTCATGAGTTTTTTGCCACTCTTGTCTTTCAGGTTAAAAATAGCTTTAGTACTTTGTACGTCATTGATACAGTACCTGATAACCATGTCTATTGTGTCTTTATCTCTAACTGGTTCATAGTGAGGATGAGGCATCTCTTCCACATTAAACCAATCCATAGAGAATTGTATCCACTTTAAACTTGATCGCTTTGCTTTGTTATCCCAGTGATTGAGTTTATACACATCAATACAAGGAATAGAAAGTTTAAACTCTGGAAAGTCAAGAAACTCATTGTTTCTAGATTTCTGGATAACGGACTGTGCATATTGGTAAATGATGTCAGCAATTGCTGCACCATCATACTCAGGGTTTGAAAATCCTACAGCATTCTTAAGGATGTACTCTGTTATTTGAGCGTCAAACGCAAGATTGTTAAAACCAAAATGCCAATCACCTGCTGCTTTAGAATCAATCAAGAACTCTATAAATTCAGGCATTTCATTTTTGTAAGGACTAACCTCAAAGATTCTTCTGTCATCAGAATCATAATCTTCAAAGCATGCAATAAAAGAATTACAGATTGTCTCATAGTCCATTATCCAGAATCTACGAGACCTCATTACACTGATTGTTCTAATGCTTTAGAAATTGATGTGTGTTCAGGATTTATAACAAACATGTTAATAAACGCTGTAATATCATCCACACTCTCCAAGTAATACTCAGACAATGTTGCCATTATTCTGCGTTCTTCTACAAAGCTTGGTTGCTTTGGGTCTGCACCTTTCATAATAATAGGTTGACCTTTGTCATTAAGTTTAGGAAGCATAATTGCTTTTTCCATTGGTGTCTTACCAATTACTGCTAGTACTTTAGTACCAGGATCATAAACTGCCTCATTGTAAGGACAATCTGTTGTTGTTGGTATAAGTCTGAATGTTTCAGTACCATACCAATCAGCTTTGTAAGCCATCATTGACTTGCTCATTTTTTATAGTATTTAGTTGGTTTATAAAAGTTTCTTTTTCTCTGTTGAATCCTTCACACAGTTCACCTACAGCTCTTAATAGATCTTCATCAATATTAAGAATATTAGCGTAAACTGCAAAATATTTCTCAGGGAAAATAAAAGATTCTATGTAGACCCATTCTGGTGTATGAACCCCATAGTAGTCACACAAAATCTTCTTACATGTTGTACTCAATTGTGAGTACTTACCATTGACACAGGCGTCAAAATCCTGGTTCATGGTATTTAGATCAAAAACATACGCTATTGTTTCATCATCTATGGGTAGACAATAATCAAGGTACTTGTTAGTGATCAGAACGTCAGATTCAAAAGTTCTCCATTTGTCAGTATCTTCACGCTTAAACACACATATTAACTTTCTATCGTTAATATCAACTTGACCATCCCATGAAACATAAGTTTGTATTGGTCTAGGGTGTTTCTTCTTATTAAATCCTAATAAGGGAAACAAGAATGTGTAAGATTTTTGAAAATACTTACGGTAGATTTCTGATATCATAAAGTTAACTCTCTTTGGGTTAAATAAATATAAGGTAAATCAAATTGACGATTTACAAAATGATAATTAGCTTCATTAAGCTTTGTTTTTGTTTTTTCAACCCATGCTTTCATTGTGTCTGGACTAATTAAAATTGGTGCAATTTGCATATAAGGATCAACAACTATGAACCTAAATTCAATCTTCCAACCTTCATAATCTCCTTTAGTAAGATAGTCTTCAACAAGTATGTAATACATTGCTGCTTGCATCCAGTAGTTATAATAGTCTACACTTTCTGTAAAGGATGATAATGGCTTACTTGTTTTCTTTAAGTCATTGACTCTCACTGTTTTACCTAGTGGGTCAAAAACTAAATTATCAATAATACCACGCAAACCAAACTCATGTTCTTCATTGATTTTGAAAAGTTCAATTTCATTTTGTTTAGTTATACCATTGAATACATCTCCAAAGTATCCCATTTTGTCCATGACATTGTAGTTACTTGTGATACGTTCAACAACAGACTTACAAAAATCATAAGTTTCCTGGTTGATGATAGTCTTGCCTGTTTTACCACTTAAGAAATCCCAGTACTCCTCATGACGTGATGTAATGATTTTTTCTATGCGTTGTCCATCAGTCTTCAATGTTTGATACAGATTCATATCTTTTAGAATATCAAGGATAGCATCCCCAAATTCACCAAGATTAGTACGTGTATCACCAGAAGCTTTTAGTTCCTCAGCATGTGCAAATAAAGTATCTAAAACTTTACGAGGATTGTCACTTGGTACATCTCTTACAGAGATAATAAATTGTCTGTCAAAGTCTTCAGGACGCAATAACAAGCAATGTATTAGCGAACCTTCAACCATGTTTGGATCTTGAGAGTCATCTCTCTGTTTCAACACATAGTGTTGGTAAAATAAAGCAGGACTATATTGTAGTTTGTTCAGTCCTGAATAAGACATAAGGAATTTCTTACTAAAGAATTCTTCCTCTTTTTGCAACCTGTCTGTAATAGACATAGGTGCGATAAACGATTTTGTTACAGATGACGCCATTAATCTTCTAATTCTTTTAACTCTTCAATTAAATCTCTAACTTCTTCAATGATTGTATCTTTCAACTCATCTGTCAGAGTTTGTAAATGGATTCTCTCCATCCAGGACTCAAACTGGTCCATTCTTTTTTGCTGTGCTTTTGTTAAAATCATAATATTAAAATTTAATTTTCCATATCTTTTGCAAAGTAGCGTCCTAAGATGTTACCGTTGTAACTATCTGTTTTTAAGACATCTAACTTTACTTGCCATGATAGTTCACAGTATGACAAATACTTTTTACTACGGCATAATTCCAAGATTTCACGCTTAAACCATTTGTTACCTAGTTTAGAAATGTCATCTTGCAATTCTTTGGATGAACCATGGTATAACATCCAGTCTGATTCTTTCACTATACGATTGAATTGTTTGCGTGTACCTGTAAGTCTCTTTTCAGTCTTGGTGACTTTCTTTTTTCTTATGTTGTACAAACTTTTTTGACCAATGTAAATCCTACCATTTTTCATGTTAGTGATTTTGTACACAAAGCCTACTAAGGCTTCATGATTTGGTAACTGATCAATCTTTGTGATCTCTTTACCAGACTGTTCTAATATCCAGTTGTTCATGTTCTTTGTATTTGTCTAGTGACCTGTGTAATACAGGTGCTAAATACTGCAATGTTTTTTGAGCACCATGCATCTTAACAATGTCACTTAGATCTTTTTCTTGCGGTAAATATACAAAAGGAAGGTTATATAGTTCCTTATACTTCTGCATACTATTAATGCCAGGTTGGTCACTATCCATCATTGTTACAATAGCTTCATATTTGTCTTTTAGTTCTTCTATAAGACTTTTATCAAGAATTGTATTTTCGCTATCAGGAGCGATTAGATCTACTTGTAAGTATGGCAAACTTTTACAAGCCATCAAGTCTTTCAAACTAGATGTAATGATAAGATGTTTATGACCTTTGAGTTGATCTACACCCTGCACATAATCGCATATTTTTATAAACTTGCGTTCATTGTTAAAAGGTTGGTAGATTTTGTACAATACACCTTCCTTGGTGAAATAACCATACAAGTTTTTACTAGATACTATAAACTCTTGTTCAGGTGCTCCATCTAAAGATTTCTTGGTCATTGTATACCTGTCAATAGGTCTTACATTATGTTCTTCAAGATTTGCGGATGTTATGTTGTAAGATAACCAGAAGGATGCATCTGTTCTAGACCATTTTCTGATAGTGTAATCTGTTACAACCCATGTACTATGTTCAACAATTTTAGTGTCACAGCGTTTACCAGACTTTAAGAATTCAGTATAATCATCTGTAATTCTAATTGCAGCTTGTCTAAAGTTACAATTCCAAATCTGCATCATCAACTCTATTGCACTACCACCTCTGCCAGTAGAGAAACATTTATACTTATACACATCATTTGTTCTATCATAATATAGAAACATTGATGGAGTTTTGTCAGCAGGATTGAACATGCTGTTCATCCTAACTCGCTGACCAGACAAAGGTTCAGCAAGACCTAAATATGTTTCAAATATCCATGTACTGGGTACTTGATGTACGTTGTGTATGAAGTTCTTGCTTGAAAACATAATAAAAATAAAAGGGGACTACCAAATGTAATCCCCCTCATTTATTGATTAATTAAAGATTTAAATCGCTTAGTCCTGTATTTACAGTAGGAGCTGATCCTGGTAGACCAAAGCTATCAATTGATTCTGTTGGTTCTGTCACAGGTTTTTTGATAATGTGAACATCAGCATTGTAGTTGATAAAGTTCAATGGTTTACGATCAGCATCTTCCAATGCAGAGAATGCAAACTTAACACCTTCATTCTTTGGGAAGAACAAACGATAGTTAGGTGTGTCATAACCTTCTTTGAAATACTCTTGACCACCAATTGTAAAGTGACCCCACAATTCTGGGTTGATCAAATACTTACTTGCAGCTTGAACATATTCTTCGATAGTAGATGCTTCTACACCTGCCTCATTCATTTTGTTCAATACACCCATTTGTTTTGCAAGGTTGTTAACCCAACGGAAGATTTGATCATCACGCATGATTTGCTTACCATTGTAAGTATAATCAGAGAAAGGATAACGACCTGCACTTACAGTTGCAACTTGTCCACGATAGTGACCTAATGAAGGATTAGTTTTGTCAACTGCTAGACCTTCAAATTCATCACCTCTGTCAATACCTTCAATAGTGATAGCAACATTGTATGCGTCAGTTTTGTAAGGAGGTGTTTCCAATTTGATTTGAACAATACGTCCGTAGTGAGTACCAGGATTCATAATCTTTGATACTGAAGAACCCGCGTTGGGGTTGAAGTTTGATGCTTTAAACATTTCTTTTGTTTTTTAAAATTAATCAATAAATACTTTAGACCAGTCAGCGATGATCTCGCCTTTTTCATTTGTAGAAGAGATTTCAATCTCTTGATTACGCAAGTGTGCTGGTCTTGCACCACATGCAATTTCGTCAGTTGTTTTAAATGATAAGATGTTCTTATCTCCTTTGCGATACAAGTATCCAATAGCATCAGAACTTGAAGTGGTAATACGTTTAAGTTTACCTGTTAAATCAAGATCCATACTAGTGAACTCTGCACCATTTTTCTCTAATAGAGTATCCTTAATGTGTCCTAATAGAATCACATGTGGAGCAAGAGTCTTGATGTAAGCAATAATCTTTTCAAATGCTTGACGCAACCAGGGATAACCTGCACCGTTAGCAAGATTTAAGATACTACCATACTTAGGTTTACCTTCTGTGAACCAGTTTTTACCCATTGAACTTTTGCTATACAGTTCTTCTGCATAGGGAATACACATTTCTTCCAATGCTGTAATTGTATCTACTGCAATGTACTTGTAAGGACGCCCC